CTTATTAGTGTTAAATATCACGACGATCCCATCTGGCATTTTCTCATTAGAATATAATGCCATACCTTTCAGATAGTGATCGTCGTCAACAAGGATTCTAACCTGAGCATAAGTAGATCCTTTAAGATCTAGATCAGGAACGCCTCGTCTAAGTTCAATAACACCGTCTCGATCATTTCCGCCTTCTTCTGCGTATCTGATCATTACACGATTAGAATCCAAAGAAGCCGGGTATTCGAATCTCTTATAGCCTTTATCAAGGTCTTCTTCGATCTTGTAGTCTTCAAGAGTTGAGATTCCATTAGCTTCTCTGAACTTGTTGTAGTCATCCATGGTCATAAAATGAATTTTGTCTGGATCGTAAATATCATTTTTAGCCATGTCTTTTGGTCCAATGACATTCAGATTGATTTGATGACTGCCTGACAAATCAGTAGGATTCTTATAACCTCCACCATTTGTCAAATATCCATCTTGTTCCAAAAGAAAAACGGCATCGTCTAGTTTCTTTCTAGAGATGCCGAGATAGTTTTCTTGTCCGGGACCAATATCAATGATTCCTCGTTCGTCAATGATCTCTTTCAAGAAATCTGCAGTGTTTCTTGCAAGTTCTCTATTTCGAACAGAGTCTTCTTTCATAATTGATCGAACACTTGATTCATTAGAATATCCAAGTTTCCTTGCGATCTCAGTTGGACCGTATCCTTGATCCATCAATTCTTGAATCTTATTGTATTCGTCTTTCTTAATTTCATTCTTTGCTGCTGTGTACTGTAATCGATATTCAGTAGTTGAAAGACCCATCATATGTGCAACAGCCGTTGTTCCGACATACGTCTTTCCAGCAGGACCGAATTTGCCAGTTGCATCAGTATAAGTAGGATGCTGCGCTTTTAAAGCATTAGCTCTGGTATAAAAATCACGTGCATGCTGATACCCGTTTTCACCTGAGCCATAAGGATATCGTCCAGATCCAGGATTACTTCTTTCGTGACCAACTCCATAGTGCTCGAGCATTTCTTCAACAGGAGGTTTATCTGGTAATATCATAGTTATTCAACTCCTTCTTTTTCTTTCAATTCTTCAATAAGTTTGTCGAACGTAATGATCTTATCCATGATAGGTCCTATGTCTTCAGCAGTAGGATTGTAATAGACAATATCATTGTTCTGATAGATCCGACATTCCATGTCAATCTCTCCAGGACGGACATGATACTCCAAACAGAAATAAGCAGCATACACAAGAAGCTGCTCCATGTGCGCCGGCACTTCACCTGTCTTGAGATCATGAACACGTAATATCAATCTGTCAGTTCCTCTTTGTTTTCCAAAGTAGATTGCATCGGCTGTTCCGAAAGCATTGTCTGAAAAATATAATATTTGTTCAGATTGCATTCCAAAACCAATAGCATCATTTACGAACATGTTCAAAGTCTTCTGTGTGTTAGGCAGCTTGACTTTTAACTTGATAAGATTAGATGCCAGTTCATGCAAAGCAGTTCCTCTCAAAGTAGCTAATTTGTTTCTGTAGACAGATATCAATTTCTCATTGTCATAATTCAGCCAATGATAAGATGATGCGCTTAGAAACGAATGACTATCTTTTAGGCGAGAATGATTGTTCCAGTTCATTTAGTATCCTCTCTTTGTTCTCTGGGAATATAAATCTGGAGAAGGACATTTTGTCCATGAGACTCACATAGTAATCCTGGTTTGGTCTGTGAGTCGCATGAGCAGATCTTTTGCATTCGAGAGTAGCCCAACGATCTTTGTATAAAACTAAAAGATCTGGAATCCCCTGAATATAATTGGCATCGAGTTTGCAAACGATACTTCCTTTGAAACGTTTCTTAATTTCTTTAATTAAGTCGCGTTGGAAGTTTCGTTCTAAAACATTTCCAATTAGATTGTTCTTTCTCCTTGGCATAAAAGTTCTCCTTCAAGTTTTGGGCAAAAATAAAAGAGAATTAGAATTGATTCCTCAAATTGGAATATTCTATTCTCTCTCTATAAAAGGACATGTTTTTTACGCGAGTACCCAACAGCGAAAAATATAATAGTCAGCGCTTGTGGATAAAACCTGTGGACAAATGGATAAATTTTTTTCTACATTATTTCTAATTTAAAAATTTAATTTTCAAAATAACTAGGAAAATTTTTATCCATTTATCCAAAATGCTCTAAAACCCTTTAAAATAGGGCTTTTTTCGTGGATAAAACCGTTTTTCATTTTATCCATTTGGATAAAACTTTTATCCATTTTGCACTTTTTTGGCCAAATTTTCACAAAATTTTCACAATTCGAGAAAATCCATTTTATCCACAGACCACTTTTATCCACCGTTTTATCCACATTTTTAGCCAAAAAATGGCGTCGCGTAATTTACATGACCCCAAAGTTCGCGTCGCGTAAAAATACAAGACCCTCAAAAATATCAAAAAGAAGAGGCCATGTTCGACCTCTTCAATTCGTTACTTTGCCTCTTTTTCAGCCTGGAATTTTTTCATCCAAGAACGTACTGTTCCAGCAGAAAGACCAACACGACCGGCAATTTCAGAAACCTTTTTGCCTTCTTCCCACAGGGCTTTTACGTAACCCTTCTTGAAATTCCTTTCCATTTCTTCAGCAGTAGCAACTAAAATTTTCATCTTTTCTTTTCCTCCTTTTCAATGAAAATATAATTATTCTTGACTATCACTTTCATCAGAAATTTCTTCAATAAGTCTGTGGATCTCAGCATCGTAGTCTTCTCCGCCTCTCCAAATTCCATCAGGAGAAATATCAAGATCCTCATGACTTGGTGTATCGAACTTCTTCGTCAGCTTAAGCAATCTAAGTCTTAAACCACGTAAAAAAGTTCGAGGCCCCAGCCATCTGACCAGAGCCCCTTTAATATTTGAATCCAACAAATAGTCAAGAACAGATAACCCAACAACCCATACACACGCAAATATAACCCAGCCAGTGAATGCAAACAGAATGCATGTCACATCCCCAATGAATTCCATCATAACTTTTCCAGATCGTCTCTACTCTCAGTTACGACTTCCTCAGGAATATCAATGTTCTCAGCTGTAGCTTTCTTCTTCCTTCCAGGTTTTTTCTTAGGTTTCTCAGAAGGTTCTTTAAGCAGCAACTCACTGATAGCATTCAGCTTGTGGTTCTCGAAATCAGCATTGTCGATCAGTGCATTGAAGTTCTTCAGGATCAGATCCATATTCTTCACACGATCGGTATCTGCCTGTGCATGAAGCTGGCACATGCCTTTTCTGAAAACATCGTTCTTTGAGATCTCGTCATCCAGCTTCTTATTTAAATATCCAAGCATGGCCCAAGTGATAAACAAAGAAACAAACAGAAAAATAGTTAAAAACACATTAAACATCCTTAATTTGGTCCTTTCTAATAAGCTCTAATATCCAACATTCGTCATAAACGTATTTTCGTTTACAGTTTAGCCCTTTACCTTTAATCACTCTCTTTGGCTCATACGTGACTTTGACATGGTAACCATCTTTTTCAAGCCTGCTTAGTATCTTTTTATGGCTGCCAAATATAATTGTGTTACCATGAACGTCAAGCATTAATTCGATCGTCTGAATTTGCAAATCGAATTTTCTTTGTTTTGCTTTGTCTTTCTGATTCTTGGCCTTGAGAGCTTCATACTCATCGACTGGAATTCTTTCAATGAAATGTTCGTCTCTCAGAATTCCATCGTGGTAACGGAAAATAGAATATAACTGATTCTTGTCTACGAAGAATTTATTCTTTATGCGATTACTCATTCCTTCAAATATAATTGGTGACTCCGGATTGATAGTCGCATGAACAATGTACATGTACTGAAGACTCATAAGTCCCTCTCTAAAACAGCTTCAACTGCTCTACTTTCTCTTTAGTCTCATAAAAAGACTCCGGCAAAGGATCAGACTGAATATCAATCAATTTGTCTGCTGAAGGTTTAGTGACTTCTGTGAAGTATGTTTCGTTATACTTCCTAACCAAGTTCTTAGTATTGAAGTTTTTCTTGTTCTTCAGTGCAATGTTGATCCTTCTGTCAATCGGACTGCTCGACATCAGTCTGTAATAATATAAATCTACAAACGGTGTGTTAGCCCTATCGATCCTACCGGAAGCTTGTTCCAGAACCTTATAACTAGGATTCTGTGAATAGAATATAATTGTGTCCGTTTCAGTGCAATTCCAGGCCTCATTTCCAGCGCTGTATTGGACCAAATAAGCCCACTTTTCGCCAGAAGGTAACGGTTCATGTTTATGCCCGTTCCATTCGTTAAACGGCATTTTAGAGGCCTCTAAGAGCGTTCTGAGAGCGTCAAGCTCGTAATCATAGTTGTAGAATATAATTACCTTAGGATGATCCTCTAAAATCTCCAATAATTTAGCCTGTCTGTCGTCAGAACTGTTGCTCACTCTGACCTGCAGATGGTATAGTTTCGATCCATTTTCAATAGGTTCGTTCTCATAAGGATCCCATCGAGTCTTGATCAAAGACTTATACTTAGCAGCATCATAGTCACATTGGATGATCTCATAATGACGCTTAGTATGTCTTTGAAAGTTCATATCCACCAGAAGTTCATCACGATGCTTAATCAATACCCCTTCATTGAAATATCTTTCTACCTTTCTGTATTTTACAAATGGCGATCTGATCACATGATTGTAGTCAAATTGGTATTTGTTTTTATAGAACCCATTTGCGATAAACACAGTAATGTAGTCATCCCAAGTGTCACCTGGAGTTGCACTCAACAATATCCATTTATTTCGTTTTGTAATCTTAAGAAAAGTCTCAGCCCACACACCATGACCGCCAACTCTCTGTTCGTCAAATATAAAGAAGGCACCGTAAATACCTTCATACTTCTGTATGTTATTCCAGCTGTCAATGACAACTTTGTGGTTGTGAATATCATACGTCTTATCTGTAGACAAACAGAACGGCATCATTTCCCCTAGCCACTCTTTACTGTCACGCTTCTTGGCCGGTGTAATAATGTATAGGTCTTGCATGGTGATTTTCCTGTCGGAGGAATGGTCGTTACCATAAATATCACCGCCATTCTCTTTATAGTAATAGCCAAGAGCAGCTCTAGATTTACCAGATCCAGTTCCTCCACAGAGTATACAGCCATTTTTCATATGACTGATTGCTTCGAGCTGGTAATCAAATAAACCTAAACCCATAAGCCTTTTCCTTTACGCAGAATATAATAAAAGCTCTCTAGCATAGTTTGCCGAGAGCTCTTTTACACGCTGCTGAAAGTCTATGAAATGTTTGTCGTACGTCTCTTTATCAATTGAACCGAGAGCGTAATCGATCTTAGTTTGCTGGATCTGTCTCTCAATACTTTCGATAAGAGCCATATACATGCCATTGCAAGACAAATATAATGGAACGTCTTTCTGATCAACACCATCATCAACTTCCTCAGGATCCTCTTCGATCACTAGAGACTTGATCCACATCCAGATCTTCTTAAGCATATTTGACATACTCAATCTCCTTTCTGGAAGAAGAAGTTCCACACGACCCACAGACCCACTTCTTTTCTTTCTTGGAATATCTCACTCCATTCTTTCCACAGTTTGGACATACAGCTACCAGATGGACTGTGTTCTGTCTGATAAGCTTACGTCTGAAGCTGCCAGTAAGTTTTGGCATGTTGAGTTCAGGATGTTTCTTATAGAATTCTTTTGAGTTGAATTCGTTTTCTTTCAGTGTCTGTTCATCGACTTGTTTCATTTCTTGATTCATTTGTTAGTTCCTTTCTGTTTCCTTGTTTCCAATTAACTGGTTTATGAGAATATAAGTTGACCGGTTCTGTCAGACATTCGTTACACGGATCTTCTGACTCAGCAAGATCACAATATTTACAGGTCTTACAGTACTGATCGAATCTTACAAACTTGTTTACTGGAATATCCATTTACTTTTCTCCTTTAATTCCAGATAAGCGAGTCAAATAATTAGCAACTTTCTCCATTGTATTGAACGAGTAAGTTCCAAGTTTGTCGTTCTCATACCAGTTATAGTCGTCTGTGAATATAATTGATTTCACAACTCCCTTGAAATAATCAGTTGACTCACTTACCCCAACGATGGCTCCCCTTTCCTCATCAAATCTGAAAATATAAACATGGTGGCTAGGTGAGTCACTTACCATGTATAGATACGGATTAAACTTATATAGAGGATGATACTCAGGAAAAGGTTCCGCCATAGTCTTATTCTCCCTGCTTCACCCAGCCTTCAGGTGCACGATCTGCTTCATTTACATAAAGCATGCCATCGAATCTTGACAGGAATACCTGTGGATCGCCGTTTGCCTTCTTGCCCTTTCTCAATCTTAATCTGACATTCTGGAAACGAGCCTTATCAATCTCTGACTGCATGAGCTCATCGTTCGGAAGAGCCGTGCAAGCCTCAATACCGACTTCAGTCATGACACCATCAGAATATAAGAAGAAGCTTGGCTTTCTGTTATCTGTGAAGAACTTGCCATATCTATCTTTGAATCTGACAGAGACATACATGACATAGTAAGACTCAGCCTGCGGATCGTAATCAACTTTCGGGACACGTAAATATACAGGCCAGCCCTGATCAATCATTTCCTGAGCGAAATCGTTATCACGAATGACAACTGCAAACTGCTTATTGTCCGGTCCAGGATACTTCGTGCTTGAGCGAGCATTGATTCCTGAGAAATTCCTTGAGATAATTTCTCTATTTGTCAGATCTTCACACCAGAGATAACCTTCTCTATCAAAGTAATACTTCATTGTTTCTATTTTTTCCTTTCTTTAAAAATATAAGTGGCTCGTCAATCAACGAACCACTCAAAGTTTCCATACTGGCTAATGGTATCTACAGCGTCATTAACCAAATTATCATAGTAGCTACGATCGATAGCTGATTCTAAACCTAGTTCCTTTACCGTATCAGATTCTAACCATCTATAGCCCTTAGTTCCGGCGACAGCATTGAATTTATCATTCTGCTCTCTAACCAGAATTCCTCCACCGCATCCAGCTTTTACAGGACAGAACAAACCGATCTTTCCAATAAAGCGATAGTCGTGACCATCTTTGATCTCTTCTTTTAACTTGAGAATATCAGCATCGATCTTATCGAGAAGAGGTCCATTGTATTTCTTTCGGTTCTTCTCCATCTTTTCGACCCTTGCCTCAAGATCACTTACATCTGGAAGCTTTTCATTCATGTCCAAATATAATGCAGTGGTAACTTGCTTTGTTTCACACATGTCATCGAATTCAATAGACTCATGAGAGAATAATGACTTATAGACATATGGAACTGCAAACTGAGTACCGACAGCAACCCATTCGTCACCATCTTTGCCAATGTAAACAGCGTCATTAACTAAGCAGAACTTGCTGAATGAATGCTCTGTTTCAAAAGAATATCCATACTCAGCACCGAACTCTCTCACGAAATCTATGATCTCCTGAGTCGCATTCGGAATCTTAATACAATCGGTCTTAATGTGGCAAACAGAATATCCACGTTTCTGTACCTCACGCTTAAGCAACGTCATGAATAAAGCTCCGCGCTTAGCAACAATGTTGTCAATGTTACGAGGATCTCTGAATGGATTTGCAAAGCTAGCACTTGTCAAACCATATACTGAGTTAATGACGATCTTCAATGCTTGAGCAATATCTTTCGCCTGATCCTCATTCAGATAAGGTTTCAGAACGCCATTCAGCATAGTTGAAGCTTTAGCGAAGTCTTTTCTCTTTATCGCAACTCTGGCTTCAATCAGTTCGTCAAGTCTCTTTGTATACTCTGGTCCAAACAAGACTTCTTTCCTCATTGACATCGGATGCATGGACGTAACATCTTCAGCATCGACATTCTCATACATTCCCTGTTCAGAATATACTCTTCCACCTTCACCTATTTCTTCTCCTAGATAAGTTGATTTACCATTTTTAAATTCATATCCAGGGAAGAATGGCAAGATAGAATATCCATCCGGCAGAACTTGCCCTGTATAATCTTCTTTTGTCGGAAGACCATCAGGACCAAACACTCTGAACTTGTAGTCATGCCCAAAGTGTTCTAAGTAATACTCATACTGTGTGTACGGTACAGGTTTAGACAGATCTCGATAGTTGAACTCAGACTGTGGATTCTTGTTGTTGCCAAATATAATCTTCTGAGAAAGTGTGTTTGTCGTGTCATTGACTGAGACATTAGTGATTCCATGTAACTTTTTGCAAATATCAACCTGCATCTGTCTTGCTATGAAGTCACCATGTCTTGCATTGAACACTGCTTCAGTTGCTAAAACATCATTCTTACAGTATTCGATTACTTTCGACCAATCTTTATCTGCAACAACTTCGTCCCACTTCTGACCCCATTCCTTATGAGGCTGCTTTAACTGAACTTCCCATTTCTTCAACGATTGTTTAATTGAACAGAAGTCATAAACATCAGTGTAAGATGCATCCCAGCCTTCTCCAAAGAATCCTCTCTTTTCATTGATCATCTCCCCAGACTTGTTGAAAACCATCTTAGGAGTGTATCCGAGCTTTCCTGCGATAAGAATATGATTGTCGTATCTTCTATTGTTGTATCCGACTATCTTCTTTCTCAGGAATGCTTCGATCTGATCAGGAGTTGGATTCGTAATATCATAGACTGGTTTGCCTTCTCCATAGTTTTTCCAACAAAGCAGCCATTTGTCTGGAGTAACTTCGAGATCAAAGAATACTAGATCTGCATTCTCATCTGGTTCTACATACTCAAATGGTTCATCAGACTTAAATCTCATCTGTCGAACCTTTTTCATACAGTAGTCCTTCTGATTTGAACTTGCTGCAGCAAATGCATAGACGGCATCTCTCATTGTTGTAACATCATAAGTCATACCGCTTGCATATGCTTCTTCAAGATCCTTGTAAATCAGATCTATTGATTGCTTTGTCGATGAAACATTCTTCTTATTCAGATTCTGCCTTATCAATCGCATCAAGTGCTCGTTGTTCTTTATGCCTTCGAAATTAACCACTTTTTTCTTTTCTCCTTTCAACGGTAACCCTGAGCTAATATTCGCAATTGGAATATCATTGCATTTGGTTAATTTTCGACGTAAGGCATTCTTCTTTTCATTCTCGAAGACTTTGATCTCAATGTGGTCATCATAGATTCTTGACAGTTTCTTAGGATCCCCACCGTAAATATAATGCAGATGGATTCCTTGACCTGACTTACTGAGCTCTGCATAAGTCTTAGGCCATTTACTAGCTGCCTCTAGATTCTTTTCTAAACACTTGTTTCCGTTCTCGTCCGGAATATCAAAGTCTATAACTATATGCTCCTCAGGAATCTTGACATAATGTAATCTACTTGTGTCAAGATCTTTTAAAGTAGTTTTTACATTATCCCAAGCCATGGATGGAGTATCTGCTGCTGATCCATACTGTGCAGGACATTCTGAGCAAATATCATCAAACAGTGAGTGCTGTTCTTTGAATTCTAAGAAACTGTCCTTCTCCGCAGGAATATCTTTTTTCTTAGGAATACTATTATGCTGCTCAAACTTCTCAGTTTTTAACCCTAAATAGTAATTCCATACACGATCACCATCCTTAGTTACATAACGTTCTAGCACTTCATTGAAGTATGCCTTTAATTCTTCCTTAAATATCATCCTGGACAATGGATACGGAACCTTTGCTTCTTCGACATAGGCCTTATACATTGACCAAGCGTTTTTAAGACTAACTCCATCCTGTTCTTTGAAGACCATATACGAGTCGAGCATGAAGTTAAAGAAGTCATTTGAGGCTTCCATCATACCAACTGGTACATAATCGTCATACTTTCCAGGATCTGCTAAGTAAATATCCCTACAATGGCAGGCGATTCCACCTAGTTCGAAGTCAATACCTTTCATACACTTCCTGTATTCACTTACTGACAGTTTTTCTCCAGTAGGTTTGACGTCAATTAAC